ATTATTGTTAATTCGTTTAGAGGGTTGGCATTAATATTATTAGTTACTATATTGATTATTAAAGAAATACCTTTTAAAAATCTTTTCAAAGATTTAATGATACAATTCTATATGGCTTTAACCTGTATCTTAATTCTATTGTTAGTTGATAATATATTTGGATTTATATTATCAATTTGTTTATTAACACTATATTTTAGAATATATACAAATGAACTTAATCTTATAAATAATAATAATAATTCATATAAAGTAAATGATGCTAATGCATATGCAGAAACTGTAACAGATAAATGTATAATGAATATGGAACAAGTTAATAGTGAAAAAAAATTACCGGTTGAAGTAAATAATAACGATACAAATTGTTTAGTCCCGTATATAACCGAAGAAAACCTTTTAGCTGCGCAATCTAATATTGTTAACCCAGAAGGATATAATAAAGAATATTATGGTGTTGATAAAGGAATATATAAAGAAGATGTATATGGGTCTCAAGGATTAGATAATAAAAATATACATATACGAGGTTATGATATTCATAATTCATATTTAGGAACAATGCAATATGATATAATATAATATATTATGATATATATTATAAATAAAAAATATAAGTTATTATTAAGAGATTATTAAAATATGATTGAAAATTTTGTTTCAAACACAGAAAACGACCAAATTGTAGAAAAAATATTTACTCTTCTTGGGTACTCTATGATTTCATTATTAGTATGCGGGACATTATTATGGGCTTATTATATTTCTGATAAAAATCAACATTTTTTTATATCAATATTTTCACTATTTATGTTATTTTATGCTTTAATTATTGTTGCTGTTGTTGTAATTAATAAAAATAGTTATGATGCATTATCTTACATGTTATTATTTGGTATTACAATTTTTGTAATATTTTTAACATTTTTTGTAAGCGTATTTTTCCTTTTAAAATATTTTAACATGTTCTCGTCATCATATCAGAGTATGAAGCAGAATGCTAATAATGTTGATGTTAATAATATGAATTATTATAGAAGATCATCATAAATTATAATATAGTTATTATATATATTCAAAGAAAGATAACACATATATAATTGCAAATAATGATAATGATTTTATATATATATCAAAATTATTTAGATTATCCTGCAAATAATCAGGCATTTTTTCATAAGCAATATTAATAATTCCTGAATTATATATTATTAAAGATATGATAACTAATATCAAACTTTTTTTTGCTACTTCTGTATCTAAATATGACGAATAATCAGATTTATTTAAATTATTCTTATAATTTGAATGTTGTTGCTGATATTGCTGATTGTGATATTGCTGTTGCGGTGGCATCATCGTTGGTTGTTGTTGATGCATATGTTGTGATGGAGACGCATGTTGTTTAGATATCATTAATTCTTCCTGAAACTCATTTAGGACATCTTGGACGAGTGGGTCATTAATATCATTAGTCTCTGATATATTTGTTTGTTGAGTTTTCAAAGGTAATGTATTAATAGGTGTTGACATTATTATAATTCTATCTAATGATATATAATATTTTCAATATAAATTATATTACGCAAATATATGTAGAATTGTAAATAAAAAAGATAATATAATTAGAGCGTCATATGAAAAGTAAATTTAAAATAACAGATTTTTCACCTCCGCCTCCCCCTAAGATGAAAAAAAATAATAGATTTACAACCAATAAATTATTGCAATTACAAAAAAAGAAAAAGGAAAAAGCAGAAATATTGCAAAATATGAAAAAGAAAAGAGGATTTGCTACAGCAAATCTTTCACCTCAACCAATAATGCGAAAGAAGATTAAAAACAATATAATGGTTGCTCGTAATTCACCTCCTAAACCAGCTCGTAATTCACCTCCTAAACCAGCTCGTAATTCACCTCCTAAACCACCCCGTAATTCACCTCCTAAACCACCCCGTAATTCACCTCCTAAACCACCTCGTAATTCACCACCTAAACCACCTCGTAATTCACCTCCTAAACCACCCCGTAATTCACCTCCTAAAAAAACTAAGACAAAATTTACAATTGAAGATATCCCTTCACCTCCTAAAAGAACTAAGACAAAATTTACAATTGAAGATATTCCTTTGTCGCCTAAACAACAACGTAATTCTCCTATATCTAGCATGTCTGCATCGCTATCACCATCAAGTCTGTCTACTATGTGTTGCTCTTGTAACAATACGAGGTCTGCACAGACGAGTGCAACATGCATCTGGTGCCAACTTTATTACCATCTAGAAAAGTGCGTCTCTCAGAATGCCAAAGAACGAAACAAACATAAATGATAATAAATTATATAATATTAAATAGATGAAAATATTTTTTCAAAAAAACCAGGGATACTTATAATATTATCAGGTGTCTTATTAATATCATAAGGTTTTAGTGGTTTATCTATAGCTTTACAGTTTACGGGATAAGATTTATACTTATAACATGTATCTTCAAGATTAAATATATTTTCTTCTATTTCTTTAATATCCGGTGCTGAATATAATACGCAATTATCCTTGCATATACGTCTAAATAATAATGCTAGCGCAAGACCAAATAATGCACTTACAATTATTTGCCCTGTGTTATCATAAAATAATCTGTCAATAGTAACTCTTAACCCCGTTATTTCTTTTGCTGTTCCTTTTTTACTCATTAGTATATATCTATTCTAATCTATAAAAATTTAAAAAAAATAAGAATATTATTAAATTATAGGTTGTGTAACTGATGCTTTGCTACACTTAACCTCTTCTACATTATATTTATAGCATTGCTTATTATGGTTCATATATACTATTTTATTTGCATTATAAGGCGTTGGGTATTTAATAACACTTCTAATTGGTGGCGATGAAATATATACATATATAATTCCTAATATAAATGCAAACACAAAACTAAACCAATTTATTTTAAATATTTTATTATCTTTGATATCTTTAACCATTAATATCTCCTATTTAATTATCTATTTTATATTTTTCATTTAGGTTTATAATTAACATCTTTGATACATCTATTTGTTTTTTTATTTAATATTTTGCCCTCCGGACATTCCTTTTCTTTGTCTTTATCTATTGCTACAACTTTCTTTGCTTTAACTGTTTTAACTTCTTTAACTGTTTTAACTTCTTTAACTTTATTTGCAGGGTCTTTTACGCATTTTTTAGTTTTTGGATTTAAAATTTTACCTGCTGGGCATACATTTGTATCAACTTTGTTATCAGATGGAGGGACAATTACGCGTTCATTCAAATTTATATATTCATATGTATATATATCTGGGACTTCCTTTAAAACTGTATATTTATAATCTAAATAATCATATAATGATGATAATGTTTTAGTTTTTTTAAAAATATTATATAGTTCCGCTTTTTTTTCTAAAAATAAATTATAATTATTATTATTTATTTCCCTTGCAAACTTATAATCATCATCATATTTTAATTTCTTTTGCAGTATTATATTTTTTTCATTATCTTTATTTTTAAAATATTCGTTAATCTGCTTTTTAATTGCATCTAATTTTTGCATATTAGCGTTATTTAAAGGGTCCTTATTTTTGTTATAAATATTTTTATCAAATATATTAATATTTAGAATGTTTTTTTCAATATCTTTTAATATCTCCATTTACTAATATTAAGGATATAAATAAAACATTAATGTAATAAAATGTCCTCAAACATACTTTTATAAAATGATTGAAGACTTTCTTCTGGTTTTAACTGTTCTTCATAAATACTTCTAGGTATATATTTAACAATAACCTTGTCTTTTTTACATACAGATTTATTTGCGTAGTATCCTTGAATAATCAATATTGACCCTATAAATAGTAAAAATATTGCGATTGCTTTCATTACTTAATATTAAGAAATAAGAAAAAATTATAGAAATTATTGAATACCAAGTTTTTGAGCACTCCAAGTATCAACTTGTTCAATACTTTGCTTAATTTCGGACATTTCGATTGATTCAGGTGCGATTGATAGGTCTGTTTCAGTCGATGGGTCTGACGAAGGAGGAACTTCGTCAACAATTGTTTCAGTATCCTTATTATTATTAAATAACGTGGTCTTTCTATTTTCAAAAACCACATCTTTGTCATTCATATTCTTCTTATATTCTTTCATCAAAGTATTTAGTTGCGTTTCCGCATATTCTTGATTTTCTAAAGATTCTGGGTTAGGTGACCAAGGACACCAGCACCCAACTTGCGCAATATAAATATTAAATTTGTCATCAATTCTCTTGATAAATTCACTACGATTTTTTGCTTCTTCTAGAGAATCAAAAACACCTCTGACTTTAATACCTCTAATCGATGTCATAAAATTGTTATCTCGGTGGAATGATGATTCTAGGTCGTGATTATTAATAGATTTATAGAATGCATATTGTTCACTCATATCTTTAGGATTAAAAATATATGAATTATTCTCTTTAATAGAATCTACAAAGTCTTTTGAATCGCTATATTTTGATTGAATACCATCCAAAAGAGTTGTCATATCATTACTAAACTTAGTAATAAACTGATTAAACATATATGCTTCCTTATTTACTAAAACATCTTCAGGGCTTAAAAAAGAAAGAAGAACATAGTTCTGTCCTCTGATAGGTTTATCTTCGTCAAGATAATCCATTTCTTTTACGCTAGTTACATTAGTTACGCTAGTTACATTAGTGTTTTCTACTTCTGACATTTCAATATCTTTTCTAATAATATAATATATTATAAATCTTATATATTTTTTATTATAATTGTATAGCATATTTGAAAGATGATTGTTCTGTATTTATAAAAATACTTTAACAATTTACAAAAATATTTTATATTATTATAATAGTATATAATAGTATAATTAGTATAACAAATGGAATATTATGTAGATTTTTGGGATGTTGTCATTAGACTTCTTAAATATGCATTTGAAGGTCTTATAGTTGCTTTTGTAGCACTTATATTACCTAATAATAAATTAGATTGGAGTGAAATATTGATGCTCGCTTTAACCGCAGCTTGCACTTTCTCTGTTCTTGACTTATTATCTCCTACTGTTTCATCAGGAGCAAGACAAGGCGTCGGGTTAGGCGCAGGTTTTAGAATGGTTGGCTTTCCTAATGGATTTTAGTAAGTAATAATTAGTAACTATTATAATGATGGTATTATTTCATAATTAAGTTCTAAGCATATTTTTTTCCATATCTGGTCTTGAACGTATAGTTTCTCCCTACTTTTTAATAGAGGGAAGTATTTAAGATATTCATGTAAACCTAATATTTGGAAAAATTTATACAATACATAACTATATGATAAAAAGTTTTTTCTATCTTTTGGACAATGCTTCAAAAATGGCGCTTGAATATTTCTAAACATGTTACATAATTTATCTTCAAGTTCTTGACTAAATTGCGGTGTAGGTATTCCATTAATTCTATTAATAATATAATTAATATGTTCATAATATTTATTTATTCTCAAACGTTTGAGTATATCTCTCATTTTATTATAAGTAATTGTTTTAGTATCAACAATTTTTTCTTTCTTTATTTCGGTTAAAATCTTTTCAAATATTTCATCTGGAATATCTGTGCTTTCTTTACCTTGCACTTGATTACACCATTCTCTAAAATGATTAATACGCTTATAACTAAAATGTGAAGTATCCTTTGTATTCTGTTTTAATATTGGTCTGTTTTGCTCTACAAGAAGTAATTCTTGATAACCGCATTTATCACAAATAATTATAGCATCATGTTGTAAGCATGTCATTTGATTTTTACAATTTTTACATATTTCTATATCTTCCTCTTCAACATTTCTAACATATTTTTTATTTATAATAGACATGTATTTATCAACAAGAGAACTTTTATCTATAATATTATCTTTTGCATTATTTGAATATTCATAATTATTGTTATTATTGTTATTGTTAATATTATTATTATTGTTATTATTGTTATTGTTATTATTTTGCTTATTATCGCTAATTAAACAACTTTCTGTATTTAAATTATTAAGAGCATCTAATACATTTATTGTTGTTGCGGAGACCGATGAACGTTTTTTCTTTGAATCATTCTTATATATCTTAGGTTGCCTACTTAATAATTCACTCGAAGATATACATACACCATTTGATATAGATGCATGCGTATTACTTATATTTGACTGCTTTTCTACAGTATCGTAATATTGAAATAATATATAACTTGTATTATTATAATATTCTATTTCACTATATGTTTCTAATTCTTTAATATTATTCTTAAGTTCAATAATTTTCTCTCTTATAATAATATTGCTACTCCATAAATTATTTATATACTCCTTATCACGTATATTTTTAGACATTTCAATATTTTCAATAATAAGGTTTGACTGTATTTCAAAATCACCCAATAATATCTTATAGATTTCCTTGTCCTTATTTGTTAGTTCAAATTTTTTTATAATATTATTATGCATAGCATCTAATGTAAAAACATCATTATTGTCAGAATTATATTTTTTTTTTGATGATTTTTCTTTGAACATCTTTATAATAGATTTATTAATATTAATTTTTATATAATAAATATATATTACATACATTTAATTGATATTTTTTTCTCCTCTAATAGTATAAAGAATATAGCGTAAATGGGTGGTGGTCTTCTTCAATTAGTAGCATATGGAGCACAGGATGTTTATTTAACTGGTAATCCTCAAATTACCTTCTTCAAGGTTGTATATCGTCGCCATACTAACTTCGCCGTTGAAGCTATTCAACAAACATTTAATGGAACACCCGGTTATGGACAAACTGTAACCTGTCAAATATCGCGCAACGGTGATTTAATTAATCGCGTTTATCTTCAAGTAAAATTACCTGCATTAAATAATGTTCCTACTCCTGCTTACACTAACCCATCGTCAGCAATTGCAGGACCAAGATATGTCAATTATATAGGTTTACGTCTCATTAAATCTGTAACTATTGAAATAGGTGGGCAACAAATAGATAAACATTATTCTGATTGGTTATATATTTGGAATGAACTTTCTTTACCAAAAGGCAAACGATATGGTTATGATACGATGGTTGGTGCAGACAAAGATTTAACGTTCATGAATCCAACAAATCTTTATATTCCTTTAGAATTCTGGTTTTGTCGCAACGTTGGCCTTGCACTCCCCTTAATAGCCCTTCAATACCATGAAGTAAAAATAAATATTCAATTTGAAGCAAAAAATAATTGTATGATAAACCTTAAAGAAAGTGACACTTCGACTCCCACAGACGTCTCAGAAGAACTAGCATCTACAGATTTAGCCAAAACACCTTCTATAACAGAAGCATCTTTATGGGTTGATTACATTTTCCTTGATACTGATGAACGTCGTCGTTTTGCTCAATTATCTCATGAATATTTAATTGAGCAATTACAATTTACAGGAACTGAAACTCTTTTGGCTCCTACTAATACTACGCCTACCCCAGGCGTTGTTGTAAATAATCGCATTAAACTCAACTTTAATCATCCTTGTAAAGAATTAGTATGGGTTGCTAAACCATCAAATTATACCAAGAAATCATCATGGTATAATTATACAGATACTGATGCAGTTGATACTTCGCGATTTATTATGTCACAAGCTCCATATAATTCTTCAAAATACACAAATACAGTTTTTAATACTTCAAATTTTATGGTTGGTGTTACTCCTGTATCTACTGCTAGTTCTCCATTTGCAGATGCCATATTACAATTAAATGGCAACGACCGCTTTAGCGTTCGTGAAGCAACATATTTTTCATATGTGCAACCATATCAACATCATACTAATATACCATCAAATCCAGGTATTCACGTATATTCATTCGCTCTAAAACCCGAAGAACATCAACCTAGTGGAACTTTAAATATGTCTCGTATAGATACTGCGACTCTTATGGTTAACGTTAGATCCACAGTAACTTTAACAACATCAACACCAACTAAATATGATGGAATTAATATATATGCGGTTAATTATAATGTTCTACGTATATTATCAGGTATGGGCGGTTTAGCCTATTCCAATTAATATTATATTTACAAATTTATTATAATTGTTAAATATAATACGTGTATTAATCCTTTTTTTTTTCTCCTCTAATAGTATAAAGAATATAGCGTAAATGGGTGGTGGTCTTCTTCAATTAGTAGCATATGGAGCACAGGATGTTTATTTAACTGGTAATCCTCAAATTACCTTTTTCAAAGTTGTATATCGTCGACATACTAACTTTGCTATTGAGGCAATCGCGCAAACATTTAATGGTACCCCCGCATATGGCAATCGTGTTACTTGCCAAATATCACGAAATGGTGATTTAATTCATCGTATGTATTTATCACTTCTCATGCCTTCAACGCCAGGAGTATTATGCCCAGGTTATGGACTACGCTTAATTAATAATGTTGAAATAGAGATTGGTGGTCAAAAAATAGATAAACATTATTCGCATTGGTTATATATATGGAATGAACTTGCTTTACCAAAATCAAAGCGCGATGGTTATAATAAAATGGTAGGAATGTCTGGAAATTCTGCATCTGAACTTTCAGGTAAAACACTTTATATACCTTTAGAATTTTGGTTTTGTCGTAATGTTGGCCTTGCTCTTCCTTTAATTGCACTTCAATATCACGAAGTTAAACTTAATATTCAATTTGAAACTGGCGATAACTGCGCTGGAGCCGCCTCACAAACACTATCTTTCCCTACAGCCACCTTATGGGTTGACTACATATTCCTAGATACAGATGAACGTCGACGATTCGCACAACTATCTCACGAATATTTAATAGAACAATTACAATTTACAGGTTCAGAAATGGTACCATCTGCTACATCTGGTGGAAAAATAAATCCTAAACTGACTTTTAATCATCCATGCAAAGAACTTGTATGGTTTATTAAGAAAAATGGGGCAACCGCATCTACTAATAATAATAACTGGTTTAATTATACTGGTTATAATGCAACTACTGGAACTATAGCACTACCTTTTGTTTATAATAATGCAACAGACCCCAATGATTCTTTACGCGATATACCAAACACGAATGCGCTTACAACTAATATGGTTAAAAAAGCAAAACTTACACTTAATGGTAATGAACGTTTCTCCGAACGCACAGGGTCATATTTTAATTTAGTTCAACCGTATCAACATCATGAGAATATACCAACAAATGCTGGTATTAATGTTTATTCATTCGCTCTTAAACCCGAAGAACATCAACCTAGTGGGACTTTAAATATGTCTCGTATTGATACTGCAACACTTAATATTGAATATGGTGCTGTCGCAAGTGCAGAGACTGCATTTTTAAATGTATATGCAGTAAACTATAATGTTTTACGTATTCTATCTGGAATGGGTGGATTAGCATATTCTAATTAAATTTTTATTATCAAATTATATTTATTTAATTGTTAATTAATGATTAAATGGATTATAAAGTCTTTTTTTTTTCTCCTCTAATAGTATAAAGAATATAGCGTAAATGGGTGGTGGTCTTCTTCAATTAGTAGCATATGGAGCACAGGATGTTTATTTAACTGGTAATCCTCAAATTACCTTCTTCAAGGTTGTATATCGTCGCCACACTAATTTTGCGATTGAAGCCATTCAACAAACTGCTAACGGTGGTTCTACTTTTGGTTCTCGCGCAAGTTTCCAAATAACTCGTAACGGTGATTTAATTCATCGTGTATATTTATATTGCAAACTTACAAATACAAATACTGGCGTAGAAGCAAATGGAACCACATTTGCACTTGTTCCAAATTTTGGACAAAAACTATTAAAAACTGTTGAACTTGAAATAGGCGGTCAACGTATCGATAAACATTATTCTGAATGGCTATATATATGGAATGAACTTTCACTTCCTGTTGGAAAGCGCGAAGGATATAATGCTATGGTTGGTGCAAATCCTTATAATGCATGCACAAAACTTGTAGCAACTGCTTCTTATGAACTTTATGTTCCTCTAGAGTTCTGGTTCTGTCGTAATGTAGGTCTTGCCCTACCTTTAATTGCATTACAATATCATGAAGTTAAAATTAATATTGAATATGAGACTTTTGCAAACATGAGAGATACGCAAGCAGGAAATTGGACGTATGAAAACGATATAGCTGCTAATGGTGTTGATAATAGCTCTTTAGCAGCAGTAGCTGCTAACTTAACGATGGAAGCAAATCTATGGGTTGATTATATATTCCTTGACACAGATGAACGCCGTCGTTTTGCTCAACTATCTCACGAATATTTAATAGAACAACTTCAATTCACAGGTTCTGATACTATAGAAGCATCATCCACAGCCGATAGTATGAGAACAGTAAGAATGAACTTTAATCACCCATGCAAAGAATTAATATGGACTATTAAAGCACAAGACACAGCAGTATATTGGAATAATTTCTCAAGTGCGATGAAAAATGGGCTTGCAGGTGTTCCTGCAACTTCAGGATCTTTCGGTAATGATTATCTTGACTCTGTAAACCCGGTAAGTTCAGCTAAAATAATGCTTAATGGAAATGACCGCTTCGCAACTCGAGGTGGCGAATATTTCTCTCTAGTTCAACCTTATCAACATCATGAAATTACTCCTGATAAGTTTCATGAAGGTATTAATGTTTATTCGTTCGCTATTAAGCCTGAAGAACATCAACCAAGTGGAACCCTTAATATGTCTCGTATAGATACAGCAGTATTATCTATTTCATCTTCTATTAAAGGAACTATAAGTGTATATGCTGTTAATTATAATGTGTTACGTATTCTTTCCGGTATGGGCGGTCTTGCCTATTCCAATTAAATATTTACCACTAATATTTTTATTAGTAATTTTCTATTTTTTTGCAATTATAAATAACTTATAATTAGTATAAAAATAATTTATTAATTTATATGTTTAAGTATAATTTATTATACGTTGAACTAGATAATCTAAATCGGTTTGTTCTTCTATTTTATCTGGATTATTAAATCCATGTAAATTAAAAAATTTATCAAGAAAATGTATTAAATTACGCTCAATTTTGCCGATGTCTTTGCTTTCCAAACTTTCTTTTATTTTTCTTAATTTTTTTAAAAACTTTGAATAAGATTCTATCATAAATGCATCATCAATATTATCAATTTCATTATATTCAAATATTTTTTCATATTTTTTAATATTACTATTGCATATATATATATACTTAGTATATAATTTTATTAATTTATCAGAATTTTCCCTAGTAATTCTAATAGATGCTTCT